ACGTCGGCACCCTCGAACACTACGCCAGCCTGCTGAAGCGCATCACCGACAGCGCCTTCGGCGAGGGCGAGCACGCCGAGTAACCCGGCAGCCCAGCACTGCGAGCGGCCCGCCGACCGGCGGGCTTCACCCGGTAGAAGGCGCCGCATCCCGCGACGCCCGAACACCGGAGACCATCATGACCCAGATCCAGCTGTCCGACGCCCAAGCCGTCATTCTCTCCACTGCCTGCGCACGCGAGGACGGCGCTGTCTTCCCCGTCACCGCCAGCCTCAAGGGCGGCGCCGTCGGCAACGTCTGCAAGTGCCTTCTCAAGCAAGGCCTCATCGAGGAAATCCCCGCCACCGACCTCAACACCGTCTACCGCCACGACGAGGAGCGCGGCCCGATCACGCTGCGCGCCACCCCGCTGGCCTACAGCACACTCGGGATCACGGACGAGCCCGACGACACGCCGCCGGCCGAAACCGCTCCTGCCCCTGCGCAGCGCCGGAAGGGCACCAAGCAGGAGGCCGTAATTGCCATGCTGCGCACTGAAACGTTGTCGTCGGCTACGTTCTGGCCATCGCCACGCAGATCGTCGTGTTCCCGTGGTTCGGGATCGAGACGGGTCTCGCGGAGCATCTGTCCATCGGCCTCGCCTTCGTCGGCGTCTCGCTGGCGCGGGGCTACCTGCTGCGCCGGCTGTTCGAGGCGATCCGGATGCGGTCGCGGCTGCGCTAGAGGAAGTCCTGCCGCTGGCGGGCGCGTGCCGCCAGCTTGGGAAGGCCCTTGGCGGTCAGGTCCAGGACGAACTCCGGCGGCGAATACGGCGGGTTCCTGTAGATGGCGCGAAGCTCGCGGAGAACGGCCAGCGCCTCGGCGGGATAGAGATCGAAGGTCCGCGACAGGAACTCGTCCGCGTCGATGGCCTCGATGTCGTAGGGCTCCAGCCTCTCGGCGGGGAAATCCGCGAGATTGTCCGTCACGATGTGCTGGGCGCCGCATTGAATGGCGGCCGCGAGCACATGCCGGTCGTCCGGGTCGGGAAGATCGAGCGCTGAAACCAGCGGCTCGTGGCCGGTGACAAGCGCTTCGGGGAAGTGGTCCTGCATCGCCCGTTGTTGCGCGCGGATGCTGTCCTCGAGGTGAGGCTTCAGAGCCAGCAGGTTGCGGGTCCACTCGTCGAGGATCTCGCCCGACCATCGCGCCCGGAAGAGACCGGCATGCGAGAAGCGCAAGAGAACGTCCCGCTTCCGGAACGGAAACAGGACGTTCGCATCGAGGATGACGACGAAACGGTCGGCGACGTACCTCAAGAGGCGTCGAAGTCCTGCCCGAGCCGCGCAAGCTCGTCCAGCGCCGCCGTGCGAGCGGCATCCCGGCGCTCCTTGTAGGCCATCAGGTCGGCATGCATCACACGGCGATGCGAGCCGACAGGGATGAACGGGATCTCGCCCTCCTTCAGCAACTTGCTGAGGTAGGGGCGCGACACGTTCAGGATGTCGGCGGCCTGCTGGGTCGTGAGCATGGCGCCGGTCGGAACGAGGGTGACCATGTCGCCGCGCGAGACGTGGCCGAGAAGTTCGATCATGATATCGGCGAGCGCTGGCGCCAGCCGGACAGGTTCGCCGTCGTCGCCCCGGATCTCGAGGGCGCCGTTCTCGGCGCGCGCGTTGGCGAGCGCGGTCGCAGCCTCCGCCGCGCTCGCAATCTCCTCGCGCGTCGGAAGCCGGCGCGTCAGGTCAATCACTTCGGCAGCGTTCTCCATGTCGGCCTCCTTCCCGGTCGGTCACATGAGGGTAGATAGCGAGTGGCGCGGCGTCTCTCAAGTGAAATAAGCGAAACAAGTGTAAAAAGCGTAACCGCTCCGTGCCGCCCGACCCAGAGCCGGGCGACACGCCTTGAGCGCAGTCACTCAGCGATGCGATAGCAGCGTCCCCGTCCGTCGACCTTCTCGGAGGTGATCGTCAGGCCCAGCTTCTTCTTCAGCGCGCCGGACATGAAGCCGCGGGCGGTATGGGGCGCCCAGTTGGTGGCTGCGGTGATCTCGTCGATGGTCGCGCCGCCTTGTCGACGAACCCGCGAACGGGGATCAGGCCGTCGCAGTAGCCGAAGACGACGTAGAGGAACCTCGCGATCTGCGCAGGATCCGGCTCGATCCCGAACGCGTCCGGCGCGGGCGCGGCGTCGTTGAAGTCGCGCCACGGATTGAAGTGGATGATCGACTCGTCGGTCATGCCGGCAGGGTCCAGCAGCGTTCGGCCCACGGGCAGAAACGGCACTCGTGGAAATCCCGCGTCCGCGCGATGCGCGGCAGCAGCTCGCCCGCGTCGGTCGCCCGCAGGATCCGCACGCCGCGATCCGACATGCGCTGCGCGAGACCCGCGTCGAAGGGCACCAGCTCGTGGTGCAGCTCGGCCGTGTCCTTGTTGATCGCGGTGAAGAGCGCGGGCGCGGCCGAGATGCCGGGCACCGTCGCTTCCATGTAGGCCTGGTAGAGCGCGATCTGCGCGGCATAGATGGGCTTGGCGACGGTCACGCCCCTGGCCACCGTCTCGCGCCAGTTCCTCGCGTTCATGGTCTTGCATTCCCAGAGCGCCGGGGTGCGCAGCCCCAGCGCCGCGGGGGCCTCGGCGACGATCCCGTCCACGTGGCCGCGGATGCGCCCGCCGGCGGCCGAGAAGCCGAACTGCTCGCGGTCGGGACGGTTGCCCTTGCGGGTGTAGAGGTCCAGCCCCGCCGCCCGCAGCCAGCGGATGGCGAGATCCTCGAGCTGATGCCCGATCGCGAAGATCCGCAGGGTCTGGCCGGAGAAGTCCTGGCCTTCATCCTTCGGGGCGCCGGCGAACTCGAACTGCAGCGCGCGCTCGCAGGGATGACCCAGACGCGAGCCGCCGAGGTAGTCGCGCGGCGGCGTGGCCGCGCGCTCCGCTTCGAGGGCCGCGTCGATGGCCGCATTGATCCGCTCGGCGATGCCGGGGCGATGGTTGTAATCCAGCGTCAAAACGGCACCTCCGGCGCATTGGCCCGGGCCTGGTCGGCCATGGCCTCGCGGAAGCCCTCCACGGCCTCCTCGATCAGCGCGCGCACCTGCGCCTCGGTCAGATCGGCGAGCCGCGTGCCCCAGCCGATCTCGTCCATCAGCAGCCCCACCCGCTTCATGGCGGCGGTGACCGCGGCGCGTTCCTCTTCGGTGAGATCAACCATGCCGACAGCCAGACGCTCTTGGCCCGCGTATGCTGGAGATGCGTGAGCCAGCCGATCATCTCGCGACCGTGCAGGCCGTAGGCGCCGCGGATATCGGGCTTGCCGGTCTTCTCCGAGACCGCCTCGGGCTGGCCCTTGCACCAGCCGAAGCAGAGCCGCCCCGCCACGGTGATCGAGTCCACGAAGATCGTGTCGTAGCGCTCCAGCGCGCTGGGGTCGCCGAATTTCGCGCAGACCGCCTCGTAATGGGCCGCGCTGTAGGACTGGTCGTCCCGGAGCGCGGGATTGGGCCCGCCGATGAACACCGCGAAATCCCGGCACTCGGTCCAGGTGCGCGGCCGGATCGTGTCGCCCTGCCAGCCCTCGATCGCCAGATCCCCGGCCTCGAGATCCATGAAGAGCGTGGACCGCGCGTCGAGCGTCCAGAGCAGCGTCGTCTTGCCGATGCCCGACTTGCCGAAGATGCAGCCCTTGATGCCGCGCGACTCCGCGAGCCGCGCATCGGCGCTGATGATGGGAAGGCTCATGCCGGCGCCTCCCCGTCGCGGACGAGCCGGAAGGTCGGCTTGCCGGTGCGGACTGTCCGCGCCGTCTCGAACGCGCTGCGGATCGCAGGCGGCCAGGCGGTGTATTTCCGCTCGGGCACCTTCAGGCTGACATCGACATAGGCGTCGGGGGCATCCCCCTCGGCGTGGATCCGCTCGACAAGCTCCGCGAGCTTGTCCTGGTCCCAGTCGACCCTCTTCGGGAGGTCGGAGACCACGGTGACCGGCCCGTCGGCGAAGCGCACGGTCCCCGTGTCCTTGCCGGCCTCGTGGCGCGCCTGCGCCGCCCGGTCGCCGTACTTCAGCGCAATGGCCCCATCGAGCCAGTCGCGCAGACCCTTAGCGTCGCGGAGTGCCGCCTCGGCGTCAGCCTGCAGCCGCGCGAGGTCTTCCGCCGGCAGGGCCGAGATGTCGCCGACGGCCATGTGCCGGAGCGCGTCGAGCGTGATGGTGTTGGGAATGGTCATGATCACCTCCCTCACGCCGCGGGCTTGGGGGTGGTGTCAGCGGTGCTGGCGCGCAGCTGCGTGCGCTCGTAGGTCTCGACGTCCTCGAGCCGGTACACGACCCGGCCGCCGATCTTGATGAAGGCGGGCCCGTCGCCCGTCCAACGCCAGCGCTCCAGCGTGCGCGGGCTGATCTTCCATCGAGCCGCCAGCTCGACCTGGTTGAGGTGTGTGACTGACATCGGAAACCTCATTGAGTTGTTCGCAGTTCACCCCGGCGCGCTGGTGCGCCCGGATATGCGAACAATTTCAATGTTTTACGGCTCAAAATATATGATCACGCGCGGATTTTCTTGTGACGTGTGGACAAGAAAAAAGCCCCGAAAAACGGGGCTTCGCTGGTCAGATTGTGACGTTGTGCGCGGTTGCTTGTGACGTCGGAGGATTATTCCTGTGACGCAGCCGGATTCGGGGGCTGAATGTCGCCGAGGGAGATCTCACGCCATGCCGGGTTGATGCGGTAGCCTGCGCGCTCCTTGGTCTCGATGAAACTGTCCTGGTCGAGCGGGATCCCGAGCATCACCGCCAGCGGGTCGAGCGCATTGCGCAACCTGCTCAAGCGCTGTCGCATCGCCTGATCGTCCACGCCTATTTCCGCCGCCACTACGTCGGACTGCTTGAAAGGGATCTCTGAGCGCGCCTTCTTGGCGGCTCGGAAGTTCTCGATCAGCGCATTCACAAATCGATAGTTGGCGCCGGCAAGATGGTGCCCACCGTGGAACAGCACCTGCTCGGCATCGTCATCCATCGCGAACTCGAGGACAGGAGCGCTAAGCCGATCCATGAAAGCATTGGCCTGCTGATCATAGTCGGACGTTGGGGCAACTTCGACACGGTCACCACGCGCGAAGCAGGTCGCCAGAAGCGAACCAGCAGGAACTTCGCCTCGGAAAAGCGGGCCAGCATGTTCGCTCGCGGCCCGAGCGATGACGTCTTCCACGGATCGCGCGTGCCGCTGGAACAGATTGAACAGATGTGCGCTGGCCTCATCGGCTGACAGATCCGGGAAGTGGTCAAGCGCCGAGACAATTTCCGGAAGGTCGACAAGGAACCGGTCCTTTGTCATCGAGCCGATCTTCCTGAAGAAGGACACGTAGTGCATCGCCATTCGAAGGCTGTCATCAACGCTTCGATCGCTCAGGAGTAAATCCTTCTTGTATTGGTCGGCGGGATCATGATCAGCCATTCCCGCAGCCAAGACAGCGAACCTTCGATCGATGCATTGCGAACATATTCCGCAGTGCGTGTGCCTTCTCGTCCGACTGTGCGTGCGGGTACAACTCACTGTGGACCCGATCATGTCAGCCATGCCCGCGGCTGCTATCGTCTCGGTGACCTCCTTCTTGGTGAGCCACTGGAGCGGGGTCCGGATCTCGATCTGGCGGTCGAGGAGGGTCGAGAACAAGTCCTCGAGACCACGGAGTACCTTGGGGTGCGTGGTGCGCGTGGCTCGGCCGCCGACCACGTCGCCCGCCAGCGGCGGGTTGATGCTGACAACCCCGTTCTCGTAGAAGCTGAAGCCATCCTTCCCGGACATCCGCGCCACGACCAGCCCGATGCACGCAAACAGAAATGATCGGGTTCTCTGGGTGTACTCGGCCGGC